CATAAATTTTTTCATAGTCCACCGGCAAAAACAAGTAGCCTTGCAACTTAACGTATATGTCGCGCGTCGGGAACGCCCATTGCGCGCGGCCAAAGTAATGGCCCGCCATTCCGTTCGTTCCCAAAAACTTGTCAACGTCGCAAGGCCGTTTTCCCGCTTTTTGCAAGCCCTCGGTCAAATACGCCCGCAGCTTTTCGCTGTTTGTTTCAATTCGTTGCGTCAAATTCTTTTCAAGTTCCAAAACGTCAAGCGAAGACTTCAAAACTTCCCGGCAATACCAAACGATGTATTTTTTTTTATAGGCTTCTTCGTTTTTGATTATGTCCGCTCGCGTTCCATCGGTGTCTATTCCAAAGCTTTTAAAAATTGAATTGTCTTTGTAAACATACGCCCAGTGCAGCGCTTTTTTCCAGGGCGTGACTTCTTTTGCGTAAAGGTATTCGCGCCCACAATTTCCGAAGCTCCAGCAATAGCGGACGTAAGGCTCGCTGTCTTTTAGCGCGAAAAAATCCTCGCGGCTAATCCATCTTTTTTCGTCCTTGAATTTTCCGTTCACCGCGTCCACGAAAAGCGAAGGCGCGTCCGATATGTCGTTGATTGTGAAGTTGTCAAACTTATGCCAAACCGCCGCGCAATGCGTCACCGCGCACCCACCCGCGAACAAATCGTAAAAGTTTTTTCGCCTTGGGAATTGCTTAATCACCCATTCCGCGATCTGATTCTTGCTGCCCTTATACGGCGCTCCCCATCTCATCATTCAAACCTCGCGTTGAACGCGTCCAAGGCGGCTTGGTCCGCCCTTGTTTCTTCCGTTTCCAAAGCCCAAGCCCGCTTAAGCTCGTTCATTTGACGGTTCCATTTTTCCATTCCCTTTGAAGTGTCCGGCTTGAAAGAGCGCCAGCCCATAACGTCGTTGAGCTTCGTGTCCTTAAGGCCCCGGAAAAGGGCCAAAAACTCATGCCAATGCAATTCCGCTTGCGTGAGCCTTATTCCGTAGAATTGGAAAAAGGCCGCGAAAAGCAAGTCCGCGTCCTGCTCAAAGTCAACAACCGGCTCCGATGATCCGCCAACGACGCGCGGCAAGGGTTCCTTTGGGTTGTAGAATTTTACAAGCTCGTCAAGGCCCTTTTGCCTGTCTTCCGGGCAAAGCGGGGTGAGTCCGTCGTATTCGTAGAGAAAATCGAAGGCGGAAAGCGTGGGCCGTTCCTTCAAGAGCCGTCCGAACGAAAGCCAAAGGCGGAAGTCCGTCTTTATCTTGTAGTCCTTTCCGTCAACGAAAATTGAGTCGGGGAGCTTTTTCTTTGATAAGTCAATCATTTTTCAACAAAAAAAGCGGGGATTTCTCCCCGCCTTTAGGTCAGGTCGAAGGGTATTCGCCTTCGGTGAACGAGGGGACGCCCTGCGAGTAGGTGGCGTAGCCTTTCTTGATTCCGCCGTTGAAGTGCAAGTCGAACGTCAACGTTGAATCGACCGAGTTGTAGTCGTTGATGACCATTGAAGCGTTGGGCGCTTCCTGGGCCAAGAAGACTTCGGCTTCCGACGGGTCGTCGTCGTCCAAAGGCTCGTAGCGGTAGACAATCAAGACCGGCAATTTTGCTTCGCTTCCTACGGAAAGATTGTAGTAGCGGTCCTTTACGGCTTCAAAGTCGTCCTCTCCCTTGTACATTGTCAAGGCTTGGTTGAGAGTCGGCGCGTAGCGGTCAAGCTCCGTTGTCGGAACTTCGTCCGCTATGTAGTCGTAGTCGTTTGTCTGCGGGTTTAACGCAACGTCAAAAGCGGTGGACTTGCAAATGCGAACCCAAGTGCTGTCGGGCTTGACGTACAAGGCTACCATGTGCTTTTTGACCATTGTTTTAGTAGTTCCGGACATAGTGAACTCCTTTAATTAAGTTTCTTTATAGTCATAGGCGCTTTTAATCGCCGATGGACTCGCTTTCATTGACCCAAACTTCCGCTTCAAAAGCGGTCACGGTTTGATTCTTGTCGCCGGTGTCCGGGTAAAAGTCAACGCCGTCGATTCCGCTGTCGTCGATTTTCCCGCCCATGCTTGGATTCTTTTCCATCGCAAGCCGGAACGCCTTCGCGTAGCGGAACATCCGCTTGACAAGGATTGGATAGGCGGCCTTTTGGAAAATCATCGTGACTACGAATTTGTCCTTATCCCTGTAGCCGTCCAAGTCGCCGTCAATCGGCTCAACCTTGTCGGGAAGTATTGAGACGACGACCGGCGACTCGTAGCGCGACAAGTCCACCGTTCCCAAAACGATGTTCTTTTCGGCGATAGTCGGAAGCGGAACGTCTTGCTCCGCAAGCCCCGCAAGCTCGTCGTTCACGTCGTCAAGTATCAAGGCCTTCAAGGCTTCCGCCGTCTCTTCGGTCATTCTTTACCCCCAATATTTCTGTAGCTCTTTGTCAACCATCTTTTGGACTTCGCCCATGTACTCGCCGCTTTCGGCGTAGGCTTGGCCGCCCTGGACAAAGCCGCGCGGCGCGATCTTCCAATTGGACGCGCGGGCGGTCTTTCCCTCGTGGCCGTATGAAAGCGTCATGGCCTTGGGAAAAATCGTCTTTCCGCCGTTCATGGCCTTTGGAAAGACGACCGCTTCCGTTCCGCTTTTCTTGACTTTGTAGGCGTAGGCTTTCTTAAGCTCGCCGGTCCGCGACTTTAGGCCGCTGGAACCGATCAAAGCCCTTATTCGCTTTGCCGTGGCCTTGGCCGCTATACGGAGCGTTTGCCGCTCTATCGCCTTAAGGCTCTTGGACGTTCCCGCCAAAGCCTCTTGGACGGCGGAGACGTCGGCCTCTATAGAAAGAGGGGCGGCCACTAGCAAATCTCCTCGATTCTGTATGAGTCGATGTTTTTAAGGAATCTGTCGGGCGTGTAGTTGTTGAACACGCGCGTTCCCGTGTCCGCGAAGCTCGTGGAGTTCACGGCCAAGTTGCCGTTGGCGCTCTCCCAAAGGAGCGAGCCGACTTGCTTGGCGACTTCGACGATGTCTTGCGGAACGCTTTCCCAGCCCGCCGTGTATGTCACGGTGTAGCGGAGTCCGGCGGTGAAGACGGAGCCGTCCACGAACTCTATGTAGTTGGAGTCCTTGGAATCCGCGCTCACGCAAAAGTTTTCCGCCGGAATGCTCTCGCCCTCGCAAGTCACCGCCGTAATGGCGGAAATATGCCTTGCGTTCAGCCTAAGCTGGAAATAGTTGGAGCCTTTGACGGTCTCCGTCCGCTCTTTGGACTCCGGATCGTAGCCAAGGTAGTTGTTGACTATGTCCATCGCGCCGTCGGCGTATTCCTGCGGCTTCGTGTCGCTTTCGTCGGTGACTTTGTTCATGTAGTCGGCGAGAGCCGTCGCAGTCAAATAGGCCATTTTATTTTTCTTCCTTGACCTCTACGGCCAGCTTTTCTTTAACAAAGCGGGCGGCAAGGGCCGCGTCCATTTCGTGAACGCCTTCATAAAACGTTCCCCATTCGCCGCACAAAAGGGCGTTGACGCGAACTTTCATTGTCTTCGCGCTTGGAACATACGCCGACTTTTCTTCCGGCGTCTCAATTTTTGCCGCTTCCGGCTTTTTCTTATCGCTCATTGATTTCTCCCGTAGTCGATGTTTTTTGGGCCGTCTTCCCAGACGACCTTCATTCCTTTGGCGTTAAGCCAGCCGCACACCCAAGCGAGCGCGGGCTTTTGCTCTTTGTATTCGTCGCTGGCGTCCATTGGGCACCCCGTGACGGTGACTTTTTCATATCCTTTTAGCCACGCAAGGCAAAGCGCGGCGCAAATGGTGTTGTTTATCGGAAGTCCAAGCCCGTACACCGCTTCCGGAATCTCGCGGAGCGTGTTTTGCCGTCCGGTATCTATTCCGTGAAGCTCTATGTACAAGTCGGCCCCGCTCCTTGCGTCGGTGCCGCAAGCCCACACATCCGCGCCGTTGAGACGCCCGCGGAGTTCCGCGAACGTCTCGCGCAAGTTAGCCTTGCCGCTTATGGCAAGCTCTTTCACGGCCTATCAGGTCGATTAGGCTGTGAGCTTCAAGCGGGCAAACGCGGCGGGCAATGTCGGCATTCCGTCGGCGAGAGTGTGGCCGAAGAATCCGACCTGGTTCTTTCCGGCGAAAAGCTCGTTGGCGATTGTCACGTCCAAGCCCTTCCAGTAGGCGAACTTGTAGTGGCTCAAGTCGGCCAAGGCGAGGGCGTAAGAGCCGCCTGTCTTGGTTGACGGAGCGTATTCGCTTTCGAGAACGGGCAAGCCGAGCAATGTTGACGGCTCTCCGGCGCGAATTGACTCGTGCCAGAGGTACTGGTCGTTTTTGTCTTTGAGCTTCATGATGTCGGCCAAGAAAGCTGTGTTCATGATCCAAACGGCCTTTCTGCGGTACGCAGGGCGGAGTTTCATGTAAACGTTGACAAGGTCGTCGGAGGCGATTGTCAAAGCTGTCGCTGTCGCAACGTCGCGTGATGTCGGGATGCCGTCATTTGACGCTGTGAAAATGCCGAGCGGCTTTCCGCTTCCGTCGCCGGAAACGATTGCGCTTTCAAACGCGGCAACAAGCTTTTCCGAAATCTTGTTGCGGGCAAGCTCGTCCATTGAGAAGGCGCTTGCGGCAAGCAACTTCTTTGAAACCTTGATGAGCTTCGTCAAGTCGCTTGGATGCAACTCGCGCTTTCCGAACTTCCAAGAAGTGTCGGCGCTAATGTCGCTAGACGGAACCTCATCCGTCCAAGAGGCGGCGGAAGCATCGGTCTCCTCGTAAGGCAAGCCCAAAGAACCAGCGCCGTTTACGGGAATCTTGTCTACGAGGCCATAGAGAAGGGCCTCTTTTTCGACTTCCTTCTCAATCTCCTTGTAGAACTCTTCGGGAGCGATGGCCGCTCCGCCGCCGGGAGATGAGGTTGTTCCGACTGTCATGTCGGTGCGAAGCTCTACCGAGCCGTTTCTTTTTTCAACGCGAAGGAAGCCCTTGTTGTCCGAACGAGCGGCGGGCTTTTCGTCGGCGTTAGGAAGCTCGTTAGAGAATCCGGCCAATTCGGCGGCTCTCTGTTCGGCTTCAATTTCTGCCAAAAGCTTGCGGGCTTCGGCAGCCTTGTCGTCGAAGGACTTCTGTTCTTCGGCTGTGAGCGAGCGGCTTTCCTTTTTGGCCAACTCGTCAAGGGCGCGCATTTCGGCAATAAGCTTGGCGCGCTGTTCCTGTTTAGTCATAGGAATCTCCTAAAATTAAATGTCCAAGAGGGCGATTTCTCTTGCCCGCTTGTTTTCTTCCACTTTGCGAAGCTCTGCGGCCTCGCAAGCCTTTCTTTCTTCTTCCCTCGCACTCTCCAGCGCGGCCTTGGCGCTTTCCAGCGTCTGTTGGCAACGGGCGTTGATTGATGTCTGCTCGTAGGCGGGGAACGTCACAGCGGACACCTCAAAAACTTTTCCAATGTCAGTGATCGTGCGGCGGGGCTTTTCGGACTCCAAATCGTCCCACTTGTCGCCGCGAGTCGTAAACATGAACGACATTCCGGTCACGTCTCCGCGCTTTACGGCGGAGTAAAGATTGCGGGCGTCGGAATTATTCTCCGTGTCAAGGCTGACGCGGATTTTCATTCCTTCGTCAACGATTTCCATTTGCATCGTTGAATTCGCGTTGTTGTTGCGGCTACGCGCAAGCGGCGTCATGTCGGTGTTGTGGTTCACCAAAAAACGCACGTCCTTAAGGTCCGTCTTGTCCAACGCTCCGCGCGCGATTTTCTCAAAGTAATATCCAAGGTCGGTCTCCCGCTCAAAGACGATTGGAACGCCTTCGATGAAGTCCCCCTTGTCGTCGCTTTGGGCCGCCCGAATCTCAAAGTCGAACGAGCGAAGCTCCGTGTCTTTTGTTTTGAATTTAGGTTCCATCTGCGAACTCCTTTTATTTATTGTCATTGTTTTTGTCGCCGTTCATCGATTCCGACAAAGGCTTGTAGTTTTCAAGGCCGAAGTGCTCGTTTCCGTAAGCCTGCTCTACGCGCGGCATATTTTCCCAATCGCGGATCTCGTTTAAAGTGACCAAGCCCGCCTGGAAGTTGGCGCGATGGTTGGCCCATCGTGTGTTGAAGTCCGCCCGGACAAGCGAGTCCGCGTCAAACTCTACATAGCAATCTTCGTTGTAAGGATAGGTCAAGAGGCGGTCAAAGTATTGCTGGAGCCGGACAAGCCAGGGCGTGAGCGTGTGGCGCAAAAAGAAGGTGTTGGCTTGTTCCATGTTGGAAAACTTGGAGTCTTCGCTTCCAAGCATGAAAAGCGGAACGCGGTATATTTTTGCGACTTCCTTTTCCGAATACTTGCGGTTCTCCACAAGCTGGCTGTCGGAATTTGAAGGCAAGTCCAATGGCTTTACTTTCGCCTTGGCAATTACAATCGGGTCGTTTTGCTTTTCCTTTCCGCCAAAAGACAACTTGAACTGCTCTATAAGGGCCTTTGAATCCTCTTTTTTCCAATTTCTTTTAACGTCGTCGTCAATTTCCAACGCGAGCTTTTGATGGTAGCCGCCGTCAAAGCTGTTGTTCGTGTATTCGTCAAGCGTCAAGCCAAGCATGGCCGCTTGGCGGGCCATTTCAAGCGGAGACAAGCCCCGCAAACTGTCCACACGGTAGGCCGGAATATGAAGGATTGTGTAAGCGTTGTACTTGTAGTCGTGGCCGTTGCAATGGTAAATGTAATAGACTTCGCCGCTTTCGTCGCGCTTGATTTCAACTTTGTTCGGGTTCAAAACATAGAGCGCTCGCGGCGAAAAGTCTGCGTTCCTCTCTACGAAAATAAAGGCGTTTCCTTTGACAAGCAAAAAGCGCATCACCCTTTGCCAAAAGGTGAACGCGGTGTCGTCAAAATTCGGCGCCTTGTGGACCAGCGGATAGAGCGGAGCCTTGTCTTCGCGAATGCGGCCCTTGTCCGTCTTTTTGTAAACGTGGCAAGAGAGAGAGGCCACCGAGTCCGCGATAATTGACACGCAAGCGTTGACCGTCGTGTTTTCTTCCGGGCTTGGCTGGAGCGTGAAAAAGCCGCCGCTCCCTTCGTATCTGTCAACGGGAAGCTTTTTTGTTTCGTTTCTTACCCGCCGTATTTCCATTCCAAACAGTTTCATTTTGCTTTCCTTCCTGTATAGTCATTATTTAATAAATCATGTCTTCCACGCTTACCGATTGGCTGTAGGACTTTTCGGCCAAGCCAACGTCAAGGCGGTTGTTGGCCATTATGCTTGTTATAACGCCGTCAATGCGGCGGCTTGACTTTGTGAATTGCGGCTTTACGACTTTGATGTTGTCGTTGGCGTCCGTCCTTATCGTCGCGCAAGAGACCATCCAGCGCATGACGGGGTTGTTGTCGATGATTTTTCCGTCGGCCACGTCCTTTTCCCAAGCCTTTGACGGCTCGCTCATGTAGGCTATTCCCTGATTGAATTCGACCATGTTGAACGAGTCGGAAAGCGGCGCGATGATAAGGCTTGAAAGGTTTCGGTCATAGGCGATTTCCTGTATGTCGTAAAGGCTTGCGTCCCGCCGGATGTCTTCAAACATAAATGAATAGTCAACGGTTTCGCCGGGCGTGGCCACAATCCAGCCGCCTTTGATCCATTTTTCGACCAAGTAAGTGTCAGTCCGCATTCGGGCCTCTATCTGCTCTTGCGGTATATAAAAGCGGTGCTTTGCCACTTTGCGGCCGTCCGGAAGCGAAAAGTAAAGCGTCCAAGCGGTGAAGTCGGTCGTCTTGGACAGGTCCAAGGCTCCCCAGCATTGCAAGCCTTCAAGCTTCTTTTCGTCAAAGCGGCGTAGGCATCTTTGCCAATGCGCGTCGTCAATCCACACGTCGGCGTTGTTGATCCACACGTCCATTCGCTTTGTCAAGAACTCCGCCATGCCTGTTGACTTTTGGCGGGCGTTCTTAAGCTCTATCATAAGCTCGCTTGTCGAAAGCGCTCCCTTCACGTCAAGGTTGGGGTTGGCCTTGGGCCAGTTCTTGGGGTTGGCGGGGTCGTCTCCCTTGTCCAGCTCGTAGATGATTCCAAGGTAGGTGTCGTTTTCGTAGCCCTTGGCCCCGGAAAGCATTTTGCAGACGCGCTCGTATTCCTCGTGGCAAGGGTAGGACAATTCGTGTCCGGCGGTCGTTATTATGAAGATTAGCGGCTGTTCGCGCGCGCCCATTCCCGATTGGATTACATTCAAAAGCTCGTCGGTCTTGTGGGCGTGGTATTCGTCAATTATAGCGCAAGAAGGGTTCAAGCCGTCCTGCACCTTTGAATCGCTTGAAAGCGCCTCAAACTTTCCGTCTTGGAAAGTAAGGTTTTGCGCGTGGACCTTGATGAATTTGCCAAGCGTTTTTGAGTAGTTGACGGTGTTCTTTGCGTTTTGGAAGGCGATCTTGGCTTGGTCGCGCTTGGTGGCGGCGGAATACACTTCCGCTCCCGGCTCCGCTATCAAATCGTAAAGGCCAACGCCGGAAGCAAAGAAGGTTTTTCCGTTCTTTCGTGCGACTTGCAAATAAACGCGTCGAAAGCGACGCTTGTCGTTGTCCTTTCTACGCCAGCCGTAAAGCATCGCTATAACCCATTGTTGCCAAGGCTCCGGCTTAAGCTTTTGGCGGGCGAGCGCTCCCTTCGTGTGCACTTGCTCGCGGAAAAAGTCAATGGCCATTCTAGCCCGTTTGTCGTCGAAGTAATAGGGGAATGTCTTTTTGCTTGCCTTTAGGTCGTTGACGTGGCGGCGGACGGCCAAGGAAATGTTTTTGCAAACCGTGAGCTTTTTGTTGAGAACATCGTCTATGTAGGCGTTGTATTCGTAGGTCAAAACTAGCCTTGTCCTATAAGCGCCTTAATGGCGTTCGTTTCGTCGTCGTCGTCTTTTTTGGCTCCGCGTATCTTCGCGGACTCGACGGGCGTGACTCCGAACTTCCACATAATTTTTTCGTAGGAGTCCATGTAGCGCCGCCACTCAAAAAGCAAGTCCTTTCCGCCTTGAAAGTCGGCCAGATACTTTGCCGGGCCGCCCAATTCGTCGATTTTGTCCATAAGCTGGTTGGCGCAGTCAAGACAGCGGAAAGCGTCTTCCAAGCTTTCAAAGTCGGCGGCGGAAACCAAGCGGGCGGCGCAAAGCGAACCAACAACGCGCTTCCAGGATTCCTTGGCTTTTTTGCCGATCACTGTTTTAGGGCATTCCAAGGCCCCTTCTATCGGCGTGAGGCTTGTTCCGCGATTTTCGTGGCGGCATTTCTGATAAGTGCCTTCTTGTTTGTGTTGTTGAATGGATTTTGGGGGCCTTCCTGGCATGGCAACTCCTAAAAAATTGATTTTGCACGCGCGCACGAAAGAGTGGGCGTGTTGGTGAACGGCGCATCCGCCTTGGTTTTAAAACCCCGGGGGGCTTCTCCGATTCTTGAACCCGCCGTTTTCCCGCAACGTCTTGGCCGAGTGGCAAGACCAGCAAAGAGCTTGCAAGTTTCCCTTGTCATAAAACAAGGACAAGTCGCCGCGATGCGGGATTATATGGTCGGCTATCCTTGCCGGAGCTCCGCAACGGACGCAATAGGGATTGGCTTTCAAAAACTCCCTTGAAGTCTTCCGCCATTGGGCCGTGTGGTACAAGTCATGCCAAGCGGAGCTCTTTGTGCGCCTAGCATTGGCAAAGGCCTTTGCCTTGCCTTCAAGGGCTTTGTGGCGCTCGCAATAGCGAAGACCGGGCAAGGCGACGGCGTAACAGCCGGGAGCGTGGCAAACGGTGGATTTCATAAAACGGCAAAAGCCCCGCAAAGCCGTCAAGCCTTGCGGGAACGACAATAACTAGGCTTTCTTTACGCCGATAATGCCGAAAATGATTGTAATCAAGGCGACAACCGCTCCGGCGATTGCCTCAAAGACATTCGACTGCAAGCCGCCCAAAGCGACAAGAACTCCGCCCGCGACAGCCCCGACGATGACCACAATCGTTTTCCAACTAAAGCGGTTTTCGTCCTTGGCTTTCTTTACGGCGGCCACAATCAAGGCGGTCAAGCCAAAAGCCGCAAGGGCGATGGCGACGATGTCGGCGGATGGAAAGCTGCAAAAACATCCAACCGCGACGCTTGCGGCGAACAACACCGCTCCGATGATTCCTAGAACCTTGTTCATATTTTCTCCTTGGAGCCTTCCAGCTCCTTAATGCCGTTGTAATTTTTCTCTAATTCTTCGTAGAGAATCTTGAACCTTGCCACGTTGACAAACCATTCTTCCGGAACGGTGACGCTCCGGGCTTCCTTGTCGCGCTCCGCCCATTCCGCTTCCGGAAAAATAGGGAAGGC